GCTATGCTTTAGCACTCATGCAAGTAGTGGTTATGCTATAACACTCAGGTATCTAGAGGTTACGCTCTGGAGACTCGGTAAGTTGATATGCTTTGGGACTCAGTGGATTTATCACCAGCTGGTACCCATTTTGCTCGTAAGTCATTACGTCTGGTCCTCCATTGCTCGTGAGACCAAGTATGCTGGTCGTTATAAGCTCGCAAGACCGCTTGTGATGGTCGCTATTTTGCTCGTAAGGCATGGGATTTTTACCCTAAAGTTTTCCTTTTCCCAAAATATTGTAGTTACTTTTTAGTCCTGTTAAATGAAGCAGAGTTGAAGGGGACCACTTCATTTATAGTCGGAAAAGACGCGACTGCTTGTGAAAAACACGTCGTTGATCTTATGTAACAAACCTTTTGTACACGGACTTTGCCTAGTTCTTTTGATTTGATTGCTACGGAAAACGGTTTAGCAGGAAGTAGTTTTCGGATGTAGATCTCCTGTATGCCAAGGGTGGAAGAATTTGATTAAGGCTCGCAAGATTAGCAACCTTGTCGTAGATTTCTTACAATTCTGCCCGTATTCCCTGAAGATATGACAGTAGGGGAAGACAATTTTAATTTTGCTACTATGGATTCTAAGTTTTCTCAACCCGATTGTACTTTTGACTCTTTTGTTCAGTGTGTCGCCAATCGTCGATATAACAACCAGAGACGGTTGTATTTGCGCCACCTGATTTTGAACACCCGCTTTTATAAGCTTGGTAGTCAATTTTCTCTCCAGGATGGAAATGTTGTTGGAGATATTACAAGGTCTCAACGTGTGACTATTTTTGTCCATGGGAAGTTCCGTACCTTATTGGTCGATGTGTCTGATCGACGTGTGATGAAGAGGTTGGAGCCCTATGTGAAGAAAAATGATGGCCATCGTGTCATCAAGGATTTGAGAGGATTGGAGAGAGATCTGAAGAACTTGAACTTTGAGGCTCAAGCTCTCTTTGGCATTGATCACAATCTTAAAATTCAGGACGAAGTCTTGTCCTCTTTATTAACCCAAGTTACCAACATTTTATCTGGAACTGGCTTTAAAGACGCTATTATTTATCAGGTCTTGGAGATTGTTGCGAAGTTGATTCTTGCTTTTAAGATTGATTTGACTGACACTGTGGCCAGAACTGCACTCGTTTTTACTTTGTGCAACTCAATTGGTGCAACTAAGGTCATTGTTGATAAAGCGATGAGTTTCTTTTCAAATTTGGTTTCTCCTAGAGAATTTGTCGCTCAAGGACCTGATTTCCCTCTTTGGCTTGATTTCTTTACCGGTTTCTTTTCTCTTTTGTTCTTCAGGGAAGTTCCTTCTTTGGATTTGATGAAGAAGTTGAAATCTTTAGGAGATTTGTCTCGTTCTATTGTCTCTATTACCGCCCTGTTTGAAAAGTTGTCCAAGTATGTTTTTCCGACATTGTATCAATGGTATACTGGGTATCCCTATGAGTTGGATCAGTTGAAGGAGACCTTTGAAGATATTAGGAAGTGGTATTCTGATGTTCAAGCATTGGTCGATGTTAAGGCCTTTGATGAGATAGCCACTTCTGAGGATAAATGTCGTGAGGTCGAATACCTGTACCGTAAAGGACTGTTTATGGTTGCCAGGTGTTCTGAATTAAAAGTTCCTCCTACACAGATGCAAGCGTTGAATTTGCATTTTGGTGTTATCAAGATGGTGTATGATAAAGTTATGTGTTCTGGAGCTTTTAAAGGTGGACCACGTGCTGAACCTCTTGTGATTGCACTTTATGGTGAATCTGGCGTTGGCAAATCTGGCATGATGTACCCACTCTCAATTGAGCTTTTGAAGTTGGATGGTCTTGTTGATGGCAAATGGGCTGAAGAAATTTATGCCCGCAATGTTGAACAAGAGTTTTGGGACGGTTATAAGGGTCAGAGAGTTGTCCTCTATGATGATTTTGGACAGATGAAAGATTCTGCCTCAGCACCCAATTTGGAATATTTCGAGATAATCCGAACTGGAAATTTGGCCCCTTATCCCGTCCATATGGCCAATTTGCATGAAAAAGCCAATTCCTTCTTTACTTCTAAAGTCGTGCTTTTGTCGTCAAATACTAAGTGGTTTAATCCTGAGAGTTTGAGCCATCCTGAAGCAGTGCGTAGGCGTATTGATGTGTTCGTTCAGGTTTTTGTGAAGAAAGAGTTTCGTAAGAACGTGCAAGGAAAAGAATGGATGTTAGATTCTGCGAAGGTTGAGCGTGCCTTTGGCACAGCTTTATCTACAGATGTTTATGAGTTTCGTTTTATTGATCCTATGACTGGACATTTGTCTTCTTTTTCGTCAGAGCCTCTTAATTATCAACAATTGGTTCAACATTGTTCCAGCTTGTATCGCAATAAGTTTCAACGAGCTCATCGTGTGATGAATGTTTTGAATGATATGGCTCGTTCAGACTTTGTTGCACAAGGTGGATATTCTCGAAGTGAATTTGAGGAGATCTTTGCGGATGGAGCTATTCGTATTCATATGAAGAATTCGGAGATGAGATTGTTATTTGAAACTGGATCCTCCTTTGATGAAATGTATAAGCACTATGTCGCAAATCCCCTTGACTTCACCTTTTTGGAATCCGTCAAGGCAATTGCTGAGGAACCAGAATATAATGGAACGATGGTGGAATTGTTGCGTAGATCAAAGAAAGTTTGTGGCATTAATCGGCCTGCTTTTATCACTAAATTTTTGGTGCAAGCCAAGAAGATCAAATGTTTGTTGAGTGAATATCTCGATCAAGCTGTTTTGACCGTTCAGAAATATCCCTTGATTGCTGCTTTGTTAGCTGCTTTGCCTCTTGTGATGTATTTCTGTTGGCCTAAGACGACTGAAGTTGTGGGAGAGCTGGCTACGAGTGGAGACCCCAAAACCAAGGCTGACGTTCGGAGAGTCGAATTGTCTGCTAGTGGGGATATCAAAACTCAGAAGGCCGCTCGTCGTGTGGAATTAGCTGCTAGTGGAGATACTAAGACTCAGAAAGCGACTCGACGAGTTGAGTTGGCTGCTAGTGGAGACATCAAGACAGCTAAGCAAGCTCTGAAAGTCGAGGCTTTTTCCACTGAATTGCAGGAAGATGCCAATGCCTTCAATTTGTCTCAAAAACTCGTGTCTAATATGTACATTTTCCACATGTTTAAGGAGAGTGTGAGTTTGGGTAGTGTTCGAGGAATGTTTATTAAGGGACAAGTTTTCTTGACAGTGCGCCATATTCGTTTTTTGTTGGAACAGTCGACTCATGTTATTTTGTCCAATGCTGAAAACCCGTCTGGTTATAAACTCAACACTTCCGATTTGAAGTTGTTTGATGTGCGTGGAAGCGATGGTGAGCTTAAGGATCAGATGTTGGTTCAATGTCCTCTCGTTGTTCGTCAACATGCAAATATTATGAGCAATTTTGCTACGTCTGTTGAAATGTCAAAGTTCAAGTATGCTAAGGGATGCATGTTGTCACCTTCTTCAACCACTTGTTTGTTACGCTATGGACAAATTGAAGCTATGGATGGCCCTGTCAATTATAAGGGAGATGTCACGTACACCATTCGCCGTCACTATCAGTATAGTATGGAAACGACGAAAGGTGATTGTGGATCTCCTTTGATAATCATTGGCAATCAATATGCTCGTAAGATTTTGGGTTTGCACATAGCTGGAACAACTGGTTTGGGTATGGCTTCTCCAATTGTTGCTGATGACTTGACTCGTGCTTTGTCTTTCATTCCTGAGGTTTATCAAGTGGAGCTGAACATTGATGAATGGGTTGCACATCATGCGTATGAGGAGAAGGAAGGACAATTGGTTCCAGTACTGAAGGCTCCTAAGGGAAATTTTTCTGTCGCTGGTAAATCGTTGTACCGTGTTGTTGGACCTTCCAAGACGCAATTACGTCCCTCTCTTATCCATGATAAAGTGACTGAACATGTTTCCATTCCTTGTGTTTTAGGACCTGTGATGGTTGATGGTGAAAGGATTGATCCCATGATGAAAGGATTGGAGAAGTGTGCGGAGCCATCTGTTACATTGAACAAGACTTGTTTGCAGGCTGCTGTTAATGATGTGCGGATGAATTTTCCCGATGATCCTGAAAGGCAACGTGTTCTGTCTGATGATGAAATGGTGCGTGGCGTTGAAGGTGATGAGTTTATGGTTGCCGTGTGTCGCTCCACCTCTCCCGGATATCCTTTTCGGAAGGATGCTAAAGGACCAGGTAAAACTGATTGGTTAGGATCCGAAGAGGACTACATGCTTCGCGCTGATTTGGCCCAGTTGATTGAGAAACGGATTGAGGCTGCTAAGCAGAATGTGCGTTTTCCCACAATTTGGACTGATACCCTGAAGGATGAACGTCGTCCCATTGCCAAGGTTATGCAGGGAAAGACTCGTGTGTTTTCAGCTGGTCCCATGGACTTTTGCTTGGCTTTAGGAAGTATTTCCTTGGGTTTGCTGGTCATTGCGCTGCTAATAGGAACTTTAATGAAATATCTGTTGGAACGAATGTTTATTCTCAGGATTGGGATGTTATTGCTCGCATTTTGTCTCGTCATGGGAAGAATGTCATTGCTGGAGATTTTTCTAATTTTGATGGCACTTTGAATGCCGAAATTTTGTGGTCTATTTGTGACATCATTAATGACTGGTATAATGATGGAGAGGAAAATGCGCGTGTGCGTCGTGTTTTGTGGTCCGAAATTGTCAATTCCGTTCATGTTTGTGGGGAGACGATATACCATTGGACTCATTCGCAACCTTCTGGCAATCCTCTCACTGCAGTTTTGAATTCTGTCTATAATTCTATTGCGTGCCGTTATGTGTGGATGCTTTTGACTGAGAAGAGACCGAAGGATCACTCAATGAGAATCTTCCGTGAGAATGTTTCAATGGTGGCTTATGGTGATGACAATGTTTTGAATATTTCGGATTATGCCATTGGGTTTTTCAATCAGATTCTTATGAGTGAAGCTTTTGCGACTTTTGGAATGACTTATACTGATGAGAGCAAGAGTGGTCAAATGGTTGCTGCCCGTACTTTGGAAGAAGTTGGTTACTTGAAACGTGGATTTGTTTACAATCAGCAACTTCTTAAATGGGAAGCGCCTTTGGCCCTCGAGTCTGTGCTCGAAATTCCAAATTGGACCAGAACTACCATGGACACTCGTGAAGCCACCACTTTGAATATAGAGGTTGCTTGTACTGAATTGTCTTTGCATTCGCAAGATATCTTCGAGTTCTGGTCCGCAAGGTTCCGCAAGGCTGCTTTAGCTTGTGGACTCCGTCCTACTATTCTCAGTTACTTTGAGTATAAAGTTTCTGAGATGGAGAGGTATGGAGCAATTACGGGTAAAACCGACTAAAGCTGTACATATACTGGGGCTCTCTCTAATTGACGTACGGAGGGAGCAGCAAAGCCTGAATGTGTGTATGAAAGTGGAGGATTAAAATCCTATAGTAGAATGTGTGCCACTTAAATTATAGGCTATTCTATCGTCACTTTTACTTGTGTGTTTAATTCGATGCACTTGGTTAGTAAATTAATGAATTGCTATGAATGTTAGAGAACTCAATGAAACTTCTGAGAGATTTCAAATTACTTCTTTTAATGATGACGTTGCCCCTATTATTTATCAAAAACCAGGCGTCTCTGAGGTAGCTGATTGGTTGAATTTTGGAGAGGATCAACTGACTCATTCTGTAAAAGATATTCTGGCTCGTCCCGTTATTGTGAAGCAAGGTGACCTCTCTTCTTCAGATAATGAAGTCTTTGCCTTGCGTTTTCCCGATATACTTCTCCAAAGTTCAACAAATCTTGTTTCTAAATTGAATAAGTTTACCTACTTTAGAGCTAATGTTAAAATCAAGATGGTTTATAATGCCGTTCCTTTTCAAGCTGGTAGGTATTGGATGTATTTTGCACCCTTTGAGAATGAGTGTAATCGGCCCCGTTTAGGTACATTACAGAATGCTACAGGATATCCTGGGGTTGAAATTGATATTGCTCATGGAGCTCCTTTAGAGTTAACCATTCCGTATTGTGCTCCTTTGAGCCACTATAATTTGGTCAACAAGGAATCCACCATGGGAGATTTGATTTTAATGGCTTTATCTCCATTAGCTTCTGGCATCTCTCCAATTACTTCATCATACACTGTTTTTGCCTGGTTTGAAGACATTCATTTGTCTCTGCCGACCTGTTATGACACTCAGGTTCCTGCTTTTGAGGCCCAGGCTCTGGTTGGTGAGTTGGTTGATTCAGCCGCCGATGTGATTATTCCCTCTGTTACTACGGCTGCTTCTAATGTCGTTTCGCGCTTGGTATCTGCTCCGTTGACTTGGATGCAACGTGCGGCTAGATCTTTTGCATCTTCTATAGGTCTCAATAAGCCTTTGGCAGGTGTAGAACATCAAACTTTTACCAATCAACCTGGACGAGGGTATACTCATGCAAATGGTGTTGATCATAGTGTTGTGTTGGCTGCTATGCCAGATAATGCCATTCAAACCATTCCAGGAGTCTTCTCGTCAGATGTTGATGAAATGGATATTGATTTCGTGAAACGCAAATCTTGTGTCTTTACTAACTCTCCAGTTTCGTGGACCAGTAGTAATGCAGTTGGGTCTATCTTAGCTGTTTATCCTGTTCAGCCTGGTTTTTGTGATGCTACAACGAATAGTGCCACCGCCAATTGTACCACATTGGCGTTTCTTTCCTCAATGTTTAATTTGTGGAGAGGTGGCCTTCATTACAGATTTTCTGTTGCCAAGACAGCTTTTCATTCTGGCAGACTTCGCTTTACTTTTATCCCACGTGGTAGTACTTCGTTGTCAACACTTCCTGTTGATTCTGAAAGCTGCTATAATTGGATCTTGGATTTATCTTGTGCTTCAGATATTGAATTTACTATTCCATATGTGAGTAATCGTCCTTGGATGCCTATTGAAGTAACTCCATCTGGTACTACTGCTGGTGATTTTTCTGAGTCTGCCATTGGTGATCTCAGAATTGAAGTTTTAACTGGACTTAAGAGTACTAGCAATTTAGTGACAGGTACAGTTAAAATTCTTCCCTGGATTTCTGGTGCACCTGATTTGGAGTTTGCTATTCCTGATTTTGGTGATTATAAGATTAGGTATACAGTGACAGCAGACGAATTGCCAGATTTTGAGGCTCAAGTGTTTCAGGATACTACACAGGCTATTGATCATCAAGAGCAAATGAATGATAATAGTGTATCTTTGTTCGCCGATATCACTCCTGGATCTCTTTCTGCATGCTCTCTGACTATTGGTGAAAAGATCACGAGTTTGAGACAGTTGATTAAACGCTTTGGTCCTATGTTTATTGGTTATCCTCAACCTTTTTCTGTTAATTCTTTTCCATTCACTCAGAAGAGTATCGCCGGACCTATGTTGGCTAATAATACCACAGAGCAATATTGTATCAATTCTATTCGTATAGATCCTGCATACTTTGGGGAGAAAGATATCAACGATCTAGCTTACATCACTCGTGACATGCCAGTGACCATTGATCCTACTGATCAGTCGATATCAGACTTGCCTTGTCTCGTTGCACGTAAGATGTCTCCCGTAGCCCCTTTGCATTACATTTCCTACTTGTATAGATTTTATCGTGGTGGCAAGAGGTATAAAATGTGGTTGGGGCCTAATAAGGAGACAAAATCTTCTAATTCTAGTTTGGCTCCACCTCCAGTTTACAACTCCGGTACTGCCACCTGGACATACAATGATCCAAACTTTATGATGTCTAGCTCTGAAGCGAATCTTACCAGGTCATCTATCCCTTATATAGTATCTAGGAATTCTATTGGCAAACAAGATAACGTTGTTGCGGCGCCTACTTTACGCGCAGGGCAACGTCCACCTCAAAATTCTTTATTTGAACATATTCAAATGCCAGATTTGAATAATTGTCTCGAATTTGAAGTTCCTTATTATTCCACCCTTCCCATCTCTGTTGTAGGAGAAGGGGATTTGGGGAATGATAAGGGGCCTCTTGTCCAGCGTTCAACCGTTGATGTCTATCAAGGTTTTACTCTGGAAGACTCCGAAGTACCATTTACTGTTTTTGAATCAGCAAGTGCCTTCGGGGCCAATCCCAATTTAATTTATCGTAATTCCATTGGCAGTTTCCGTTTATATACTGCCGCAGCTGACGATTTTTCTTTTGGATATCTCGTTGGAGCACCTAAAATTATTAGGTCCCAATCCGCTTAAAATTTCTCTTCTTTTCATGTATATGTGTAAAGTGTATGAATGTCGTAGAAATATGTCGCTTATGACAGTGTGTGGTCACCCTACAGCAAATTAGTAGGGTCCTTCAAGTTTTATTAAAATTAAGAACCACCCACTGGGTGGATGTATTATTTTGAGCAGCAAACCTTGAAGGTTCAGCACCTGTTTAGACATCTTGTCCTAAATTTGGTTAGATCTATTACCCCTAACGGACGCAGAAACGTTTAACTATACTTTTAGTTTAACGCTAGG